AAATATACAATAATTAGAGAGGTTTCAGATGGCGCAACCTTCTTCCAGAACAGAACTAAAAGATTTTTGTCTCCGTAAACTCGGGTTTCCAGTTATTGACATCAACGTCGATGATGATCAGTTAGACGATCGCATCGATGATGCTTTACAGAGATTTCGAGACTATCATTTCGACGGAACCGAAAGAACGTGGCTTGCTCACAAATTAACAGCAGGTGACATTCAAAACAAATATATTCAACTTCCTGATTCCATCATCGGAGTTTCGAAGGTATTTCCGTATACAGGATCGACTCAATCTTCAACTTCTTCAGCTGGATTTAACATTTTTGATATTAATTATCAGCTTCGTTTAAATGATTTTTACAATCTAACTTCTTCTTCATATACCTATTATGTGATCGCGCGTGAGCATCTTTCAATGCTCGACATGATTATCACAGGCGAATATCCTTACACATTTAATAAAAAGACCAATCGTTTGTACCTTCAAATTGAGATGGACAGACGATTTGATCCAGGCAATTTTATGGTATTTGAATGTTTTAGAATTGTAGATCCAGATTGTTATTATAAAGTTTTCAACGATAGTTGGTTAAAGGAATACACGGCTCAATTGTTTAAGAGACAGTGGGGTGAAAACTTGAAGAAATATGATAATTATGTTCTTCCTGGTGGTCTTACAATCAATGGTCAAAAAATTTGGGATGAAGCATCTGTAGAAATCGAACGTCTTGAAGAAAAACTCCGAGACACTTTCGAAGAACCAGTGCCATTCTTAGTAGGATAAAATGGCAACTAGCGTATATTTTAACAATCAAGCTGCAAAAACTGAACAGTTTTTGCTAGAAGATTTGATCATCGAATCAATCAAGAATCACGGAATTGATGTTTATTATATTCCAAGAGATTCACAATCCTCTACTGATGAATTATTTGGTGACGATCCAGTTAAGTATTTCTCGCATGCAATCAAAATTGAGATGTATCTTGAATCAGTTAGAGATTATGAGGGCAATAAAGAATTTTTCAGTAAGTTTGGATTAGAAATTCAAGAAACTGCAAGGCTTGTAATGTCACGCCGCTCGTTTGAAAAATATGTTTTTTCTACAATGGGCGATACTCATAATGTTCCAAAAGAAGGCGATTTAATTTATCTTCCAGTTCAATACAAACTAATGGAGATTAAATTTGTTGCAGAAGAAAAAAACTTCTTCCAATTAGGTAAAGACGCCAGAAATCCATACATGTATGGATTAACTGTTGAAGCCTTCAAGTATAATGGTGAATTACTTGATACTGGCATGGATGAAATTGATAGAATTGCAAACAAACAAGCAGTTAACATTGAATACAAAGTTGCTCCTGGTGGTAATGGATCATTTACTTTGTATGAATGGGCATTCCAAGGTGCAAATCTAGCAAGTTCAACTTGTCGTGGAATTGTTTCTGCATGGGACAAACCAAGTGGAACATTATATTTGAGAAATATTCGTGGTGAATTTGCAAACAATACAATTATCAAAGGTAATTCAAGTAACGCTCAGTGGACAATGAACACTGTTCCTGATTTGATGGTGAATGTTAATCTTGAATCAATGGATGACAATTCTAGAATTGAAACAGAGGCTGATAATATTATTGACTTTACTGAAGTCAATCCATTTGGTGAACCATAATGCTTTCAAATACACATTTTTATCATAGAATTGTAAGAAAAATGGTTGTGTCATTTGGCACAATCTTTAATAACATTCGTCTTGTAAGATACAATAAAGCGGGAACTCAAGAGATCGAAAGAATTATTATTCCATTGCAGTATGCGCAAAAAGAAAAATTTTATGCGCGCATCACACAAGATCCTGAGTTAACAAAAGAAGTTCAAATGACATTGCCACGTATGAGTTTTGAACTTACTGCGATTAATTATGATCCACTAAGAAAAAGAAATCTATACGCTGAAAGTTATTCACCAGAATCTGGTCAAACGATAAAAGCAATACGTGCAGTTCCATATGATTTTAATTTTGAATTAAACATTTATGTTCGCAATGTTGAGGATGGCACTCAAATCGTCGAACAAATTCTACCATATTTCAATCCAGATTTAAACTTGTCATTAGATATTATTGGTTTATCAGATCAAAAAATCGATGTACCTTTTATTTTGCAAAGTGTAAATTATAACGTTGATGATGTTGGCTCACCTGATAATCTTCGTATGTTGACATGGACGCTTTCATTTACAGTAAAAGGTTATATGTATGGACCTATTGCTTCTGTTGATGTAATCCGAAAAGTTACAGCAAATACATATGCAATGGTTACAACTCCTGAAGATCAAAGAGTTGTGTATTTTGCTAATACAGGTGGTCAAGGAACATTTCGTTCTGGTGAGTTGGTTTATGAGGGGCGAACAATAACTTCAGCAAATGCAACAGCCTATGTTGATGCTTGGGACTCTGAGGCTCTTGTTTTGTATGTTTCTGATCAAAAGGGCATACTCAAAGATGGAAGATTTTTGACAGGTGCATTATCAAACGCATCGTATAACATTTCAAGTTTTGGAACTAACGATTATCAGTTAACAAAATTACAAGTAACTCCAGACCCAACAACAGCAAATGCAAATACTGCATTTGGATTTGATGAGATATTACAAGAAGCACCAAATATTACATGAGTGAAGTAGATAAAAATCTAGCAGAAATTTTAAACACTGATTATGTTCCTGTGATGAGCGAGGGCAATAAAAGTGTTACTATTCATGGATCAAACGACTCAAGCGTTAATCCTGACGCTGACTATTCTCGTTCTAATTATTACAACCTTATCGAGAAGGGTAACGAAGCTCTGGACGGCATTCTTGAAGTGGCAAAAGAATCGCAACACCCAAGAGCGTATGAAGTAGCAGCAAATATGATCAAGAATCTCTCTGATGTGACAGAGAAGTTGATGATCTTACAAAAGCAGCAAAAAGAATTGCGTGGTCCTGAAGAACAAACAGCACCAACGAATGTGAATGTAGACAAAGCAATCTTCGTTGGAAGCACTGCTGAATTATTGCGACAATTAAAGAATGAATCCAATAGCGGCTAAACTAAAACATTATCTTGGCAACCCCAAGCTGAAGCGAGTGAACATGGCGATGAATCTGACTGAAGATCAGGTTCGAGAATTCGTCAAGTGCGCACAAGATCCAACATACTTTATTGAAAACTATGTGAAGATCATTACACTTGATAGAGGTTTTGTTCAGATTGAACTCTATCCATTCCAAAAACAAGTCGTCAATGACATTAATAACAATCGCCGTGTAATCGTAAAGGCAGGTCGTCAGGTTGGTAAGACCACGATTATCGTTGGATATATCCTTTGGTACATTCTATTCAATCAAGACAAAACTGTCGCGATTCTTGCAAACAAAGCCAGTACGTCAAGAGAAATTCTTGCTCGTATTAAGTTGGCGTATGAAGCATTGCCAATGTGGATTCAACAGGGCGTGAAAGTTTGGAACAAGGGTGACATTGAATTAGAAAACGGATGTCGTGTAATTGCTAATTCTACTGCTTCCAGCGCGATTCGTGGTTTCTCTATCTCGCTTTTGTATCTCGACGAGTTTGCATTCGTGCCAAGTAATATCGCCGAAGAATTCTTCACGTCCGTTTACCCAACCATTTCTTCTGGTACAACCTCTAAGATTTTAATTTCTTCAACGCCAAACGGCATGAATCACTTTTATAAAATGTGGACCGAAGCCGTTGAAGGACAAAACGGATTCACGCATGTTGAAGCAAACTGGCGACAAGTTCCAGGAAGAACACAACAATGGGCAGATGAACAGCGTCGTGTTCTTGGTGATCAGAAGTTTATGCAGGAAATGGAATGCGAGTTCATGGGTTCTTCTGGAACACTTATCTCTGCTGCAGGTCTTAAATCATTAGCCTTTGTAACTCCTGCGCATGTTTCTGAGAATGGAATTAAAATCTATAAAACACCAGTTCCAGAAAGAACTTATGCAACAGTAGTAGATACTTCTCGTGGAAAGGGTTTAGATTATTCCGCATGCGTTGTTGTTGACATTACAGATGTTCCTTATCAGGTTGTAGCCACCTATAGAGACAATAATATTAGTCCTCTTGTTTATCCTGGTGTGATTAAAAAGATTGGAGAATATTACAATAATGCTTATGCATTAGTAGAAATAAACGATAATGGTCAACAAGTTGTTGATTCATTGTTTGAAGATTACGAATATGAGAATATTCTTTCAACGGTGGATATAAAGGGAAAAATGTCTTTGACTTGGGGTTATGGAAACAAATCTCAAAGAGGAATTCGAACAACAAAGTCTGTAAAACGTCTTGGAACCTCGATTCTAAAGAATTTAATTGAGTCTCAAAAGATAATCATACAAGATTTTGATATAATTTCAGAGTTATCTACTTTTATTTCGAAGGGTAGTAGTTTTGAGGCTGAAGAAGGTAGACACGATGATTTGGTTATGTGTCTTGTATTGTTCTCATGGATGACAAATCAATCTTTTTTTGCTGATCTTTCAAATTCAAACATTAAAATGAAACTTTATGAAGAACAGATGAGGCAAATTGAAGAAGAGTCACTACCAACGTTTCTTTCTGGTCATATTGATGTGGATCAAAATGATGGTCGATTTATCTCAGATGGTGCCCTTTGGAACACCGTCGAGCGTTAAAATACCCAATTTTATAAATAACTAGTAGATTTCTTACAATTCTCCATGCATAGGAGCATAAAACATGGCTTTTCAAGTATCTCCTGGTGTTGTTACTTCTGAAGTGGATCTAACAACAGTTGTTCCAGCTGTTGCGACTACAACTGGTGCGTTTTGCGGCGTTTTTAACTGGGGTCCAGCTGAAATTGCTATCCAAGTTTCTGATGAGACGAAGTTGGTAGAGTTTTTCGGTAAACCAGACAGCAATACTGCCGTTTCTTTCTTCACCTGCGCCAATTTCCTTTCTTACGGAAGTGACATTCGTGTTGTTCGTGCTGTGAACGGTGTTAACACGAACACTGCAGTTACAAATTCTTCTTCAAATGTCTTGATTAAGAATGACGAAACATATTTCAATAACTACTATAATTCAAATAGTGCAACAGTAGGTGCTTGGGCTGCTCGCTATCCTGGCGCACAAGGAAACACGCTCAAAGTTTCTGTTTGGGCAAATGCAAACGCAACTCTATTCGCTTCTTGGCCATATCAAGGCAACTTTACTTCTGCTCCTGGCACTTCTCCATATGCAGCAAGCGTGAGCGGTGCAAACGACGAAATGCATATCGTTGTTGTGGATGAAGACGGATTGTTCACAGGAACATCAAATACGGTTCTTGAAGTTTACCCATTCGTTTCTAAGGCATCTGATGCCAAGGACAGTGTTGGTAATTCAAACTACTATCGTGATGTAATCTATCGTTTATCAAAGTATATTCACTGGACAGATCACTTGGACGTTGCAAATACTTCAGCAACTTGGGGTAAATCAGCGGCTGGTCGTACATTCGCTCAATTAGTCAATGTTTCTGCTGTCCATACAGTATCGCTTGTAAATGGTACTGACGGTGGTCCAGTTTCTGGTAACGTCCAAACAGGTTACGCCAAATTTATCAACCCAGAAGAAATCGACGTTTCTCTCGTGATGACAGGCAACCATGATTCCGCAACAGTGTTGTACGCAATTCAAAACGTATCTGAAGCAAGAAAAGATTCAGTAACGTTCGTATCACCAACACTCGCAAACTGCCAATCATCAACTGCAACTGATGACATCGTAAACTATCGTAAGAATGCTCTCGCAAACGTCAGTTCTTCTTATGCAGTGATGGATTCTGGTTGGAAATATCAGTATGACAAATACAACGACATTTATCGTTGGATTCCATTGAACGGCGATATCGCTGGTATTTGCGCAAGAACAGATGCAGTGCGCGATCCATGGTTCTCACCAGCAGGATCTTCACGTGGTGCAATTCGAAATCTTGTTAAACTTGCATATTATCCAACTTCAACACAACGCGATACGCTCTATAAGAATGGTATCAACCCAGTTGTAAGTTTCCCAGGAGAAGGAACGATTCTCTTCGGCGATAAGACAATGTTGGGCAAGCCAAGTGCGTTCGATCGTATCAATGTACGTCGCTTGTTTATTGTTCTTGAAAAAGCAATTGCAATCGCTGCACGTTCAAGCCTCTTCGAATTCAACGATGAATTTACAAGAGCACAGTTCGTGTCACTTGTTGAGCCATTCTTGAGAACAGTTAAAGGTCGTCGTGGTATCTTTGACTATCGCGTGGTTTGCGATACAACAAACAACACTCCAGACGTCATT